AAAAACTTATTACGAAAAACATGGACAACACGCCGCTGAGTGGGAATGGATTCCTTGCCTGGCTGATCTCTATGGTGATGACTATGAAAAAATCAAGAACTTTCTACTAGATATAAATCCAGATGTGTTTGCAGTTAGTCTATATGTATGGAACTATTGGATAGGACACGACATTGCCAAATGGGTCAAGCAGCAATGGCCTAACTGTGTTGTCATTACCGGTGGTCCACATCAATACTTCAAGCATGACATGCAATGGTTCAAAAAGTATCCGTACATAGATGCCAGTTTGCCCGGAGACTCCTACGGAGAACTATGTTTACAAGAACTGCTTGATTCATTAAATGAATCAGTGATAGACTACGAATCTATCACTAACTTGTGCTATCCATACGGCAAATCAAGAATTCCCAGACATAGTGCCAAAACATTGACTTTGCAAACAAAAAAACAGTTTGACTACAACTGGCCATCTTTTGCAATGCAAAAAAATCATGTTGATTACTTTGTTGATCATGCAAGAAAAATTAATCCCAGGTGTAAAATTTTGGCGGTGCTCGAAACCACACGTGGATGTCCTTACGGGTGTACCTATTGTGACTGGGGTGGAGGAATCAATACAACTGTGATTAAAAAAAGTATAGAGTCTGTAAAAAAAGATATCGAACTGTTGAAAACGTACAAATTGCGCTATTTGTACATAGCCGATGCTAATTTTGGCATTTTTGGTGAACGAGACATTGCAATCATGAAATTGTTAACTGATTGCAATCAGTTGGGCAGCAATCTCAAACTAGGATATGGCGGATTTGCAAAAACTGAAAACAAAATTGATTACATCAAACAAATTTTAGAACTAGACATCAAACATGAAATGAGCAACGCCAAAGAAATCAAATTGAGTATGCAAAGTCTCAACCCAGACGTGCTCCAAAATATTGACAGAAAAAATATCAACCTTGATGTTCAGTTGGCAAAATTCAGTAATCTGGCTGGTAACAAAAAACTACCAATCTATGTTGAAATGATACTTGGATTGCCTGGCATGAATTTGCACAAGTTTTATCAAGAGCTTGATGAGTTGGGTGCACACCGTTTGTCAGTGATGTGGTTTGAATGGTTGCTGTTGCCCGAAGCTCCAGCATATTCGCACAATTATAGAAAACAATTTGGAATCAAAACTATCAACAAAACTCACGGATGGGTGTTCAACGAAATTGGTAGCGATCGAGAAATTGTGATTGAAACAAACACATATTCATCCGACGACTACCTAGAAATGTTGCTAGCAACCGGATTGTATCATGCTGTAATTCAGGGCGGTATGTTTGACCGCAGTATAAGTTGGATCAACAAAAAAAAGAATGTTGGCATTGGAACGATTGTGTCAGTGTTGTTGAAACACATGCCTGACAAACAACAGTTGTTTGCTCAATGGCATGAGATAGTGAATAATCCTGCACAAGCAGCTCAGTTAATTTTGCCAAATGGTAAACCTATATATGCTGGATTCTATTATTCAATGATGGCGTTCTTGGATGAAAACAAGTTTTTAAAAACAATCTCTAATATACTGGAGTCTGAATTTAAGTGCCCAACAAAATTGCTAGAGTATGACCAAGCTCGTGCAATTACCTGGTCTAACTGCAATACCAAGACAGCCTGGTTAGATTTCAATGTAAATAACAACACTGTAGATGCATTTAACACAGTGTTAGAGCAATTTATCAATTATAAAAATTCTGGCCGTATCCTCAAAGCCAAACAAAGATGGTTTGACTTTTCCTTGCTCTAATTGCTTTGAAAATTACTAGCATACTGCTAAAATGTCGATCAAATTACGGAGTTAATATTGATTCAAATTAAAAAACTCACAGTCAAGAATTTCATGAGTGTGGGCAATGCTACCCAAAGTATAAATTTTGATCGCTGTGATCTCACATTGGTACTGGGAGAAAACTTGGATCTTGGCGGTGATGGATCTCGAAATGGCACAGGCAAAACCACTATCATCAATGCTTTGAGCTATGCTCTCTACGGCAATGCCCTTTCAAATATTCGCAAGGACAATCTTGTAAACAAAACCAATGGCAAAAACATGCTGGTAAGTTTGAACTTTTTGGTTAACGGACAAGATTATCGTGTAGAACGAGGCCGCAAACCCAATGTGTTAAAGTTTTATGTCAACAACGAAGACAAAAGCATCACAGATGACGCTCAGGGCGACAGTCGTGAAACTCAAGACGCCATTGAGCAATTGCTTGGTATGAGCCATGACATGTTCAAGCATATACTGGCTCTAAACACTTACACTGAGGCATTTCTTAGTCTCAGAGCTAACGAACAGCGTACCATTATTGAACAGCTTTTGGGTATTACACAACTGTCAGAGCGAGCTGATCGTGTCAAAGAACTCAATCGCAAAACCAAAGAAGCTATATCACAAGAAGAAATGCGTATCCGAGCAGTGCAAGAGGCCAACCGTCGAATTGAAGAACAGATTGAAAGCCTACGCAAACGACAAACACTGTGGCTCAAAAAGCAACAGGAAGATTGTGAAACCTATGCACAGGCCATTGCTGATCTTGAACATATTGACATTGGCTCAGAAGTTCAGGCTCACAGAGATCTTGAATCCTATCATCAACTCAAAAAATCCATAGACGACTGCAACAAAAATCATCGTTTGGTGTCAGCAGAAATTTCAAAATTAGAAAAGTCTAGAACCCGGTTAGAGCAAGAACTTGCTATGTTAAACTCGCATCGCTGCCACGCCTGCGGTCAAGACATTCACGACAATCAACACAACACAATCAAAACAGCCAAGCTCACAGAACTTGCTGAAATCAACACTGCTTGGCAAGACAAACGCAACGAACTTGTCGAATATGAGAATGAGTTGGAAGAGCTGGGTGAACTGACCGTGGCACCCACGGTGTTTTACGACACGCTAGAAGATGCGCTGAATCATCGCAACAGCCTAGAAAGTCTGCGCCGGAGTCTTGAATCAAGAGCTGCCGAAACTGATCCCTACAGTGAACAGATCTCAGACATGCAAGGACAAGCTCTGCAGACCGTGACCTATGACACTCTGAACGATCTCACACGTCTGCAAGAACACCAAGACTTCCTGCTCAAACTACTGACCTCAAAAGATTCATTTGTGCGCAAAAAGATCATTGATCAAAATCTCAGCTACCTCAATCAAAGGATGACTCATTACCTAGATCGCATTGGCTTGCCGCACACAGTGAAGTTTCAAAACGATCTCACGGTGAGCATCGAAGAGCTGGGTCGTGAACTGGACTTTGACAATCTCAGTCGCGGTGAACGCACACGACTAATCCTGAGCATGAGTTGGGCGTTTCGTGACGTGTGGGAAAGTTTGTATCATCCCATCAATCTGTTGTTTATTGACGAGCTCATGGACAATGGCCTGGACACACAAGGTGTAGAAAACGGCTTGGCATTGTTAAAGAAGATGAGTCGCGAGCGTCAGAAGAGTATTTGGCTGGTAAGTCACAAAGATGAACTAGCCGGTCGAGTTGAGAACATTCTCAAAGTTGTCAAAGAAAACGGATTTACACAGTATAATACTGACATCGATGTTGCGTGATATAAAAGTTTTGCATTTAGAACCAACGGATGTGTGCCAGGCCGCATGTCCGTTGTGCGCTCGTGAGACTGATCCAAACTTCCGCAAAGATCGTCAACATCATTTAGACATGCACCAGATTATGCAGGTATTTGATGCTGAATGCATTGCAGAACTGGACAAAATGTTTATGTGTGGCAACTACGGCGATCCAGCCGCTGGCAAATATACATTGAATATCTACAGAGAATTTCGCAAACTCAACAAAGATATTGTGTTAGGCATGAACACCAACGGTGGTTTGCAAAACACACTGTGGTGGCATGAGCTAGGGTGCATATTTAATCAGTCTCGAGACTATGTGGTTTTCAGTATTGACGGACTTGACAGTACCAATCATGTGTATCGTCGCAATGTAAACTGGTCCAAGGTCATGCACAATGCTCAGGCTTTTATTGAAGCTGGTGGTTCGGCACATTGGGATATGTTAGTGTATCGACACAATCAACATCAAGTTGATGAGTGTGAGCAATTTGCAAAAGACATGGGCTTCAAATGGTTTAGAGCCAAAGTTTCCAAGCGCGGATTCACCGACAGGCTTGAACAGCCTATTGGCTGGCAGTTGCCCATGATTCATGGCACAAAAATAAATTGTCATGCACTCAATGAACAAAGTATTTACATTGATGCGCAAGGACGAGTCAGTCCGTGCTGTTGGCTGGGATCAAGACAAATCAATTTTGTGTCAGACTTTGACGAAGTTCAAAGTTCGTGGAACAGTTATCAACCCAACTCAGTTTGCATGGATACCTGTGGCACCACAGACACTGCAACCAGTTTTACCAATCAATGGCAGCGAGAGGTTGCACTATGCTAAAGTGGGACCATTGGCACATAGAACTATCCAGCATCTGTGCATTGCGATGCCCCAGGTGCCCACGTGCCGAAGTTCCCAAAAACTTGTTGAACCAACAACTGTCTCTTGATTTTTTCAAAAATCAAGTTGGCGCAGATGTGGCTGCACAAATTCGCAAAATTACTTTTTGTGGCAACGACGGTGATCCAATCTACTGTCGAGACTTGATTGACATCATTGCCTGGTTTAAAACTGTGAGTCTCAACATAGAAATTGTGTTGATTACCAATGGCAGTTACAAGCCTGTTCACTGGTGGCAACGCCTGGCTCAAGTGCTGGATCATCGAGATGAGATACACTGGAGCCTAGACGGATGGGATCAAGACAGCAACGAACAATATCGTGTGTGGAGCGACTGGATCAGCATCATGCACGGCATAGAAGCATTTCGCAAGGTCAATGATCGTACCTATCTTGTGTGGGCAGCCATAGCATTTAGGTTCAATCAAGACCATATTCAGGAAATGCAAGCACAGGCCAACACACTGGGCTTTGACTGTTTTCAACTAACAAAATCTACCAAATTTGGCAGTAAATATCCCAATGCATATGGGCACAAAGATTTGCTAGAACCCACTGATCCAGCATTGGTGGCATCTGCACACAGGTTTGAACGTGTGGTCACGCCACTGACCGCAAAAACCAGACCTGGTGCAGAACTTAGAATACAATTTCAAAAACGTGCAACACAGTTAGGCAAATATTCAGGCATCTGTTTGATAGGCAACAAGGGAGTTTTTCTCAACAGCCGCGGGGAGTTTTATCCCTGTTGTTGGACAGCAAATCGTTACCCTCACAATGATACATGGCAAGGCAGATTTGATTTAAACACACAAACTTTTGACCAAATTATCAACCACTCGTTTTGGACCACAGATTTTTTACAATTTGACAGTTTGGAATGCACAACCAAATGCACAGCTGAGCGTTTGCTTGATCCTGCACATACATCTGAATGGTAAATTATCACTTACAGTCGAACCCAAGGTAACTAACATGCATGACATGGCTATACAACAATCAACAAGTGGACTCTCTACCAGAAGATTGCGTGGGCTTTGTATACATCATAACCAACGTCACCAACGACCGCAAATACATAGGTAAAAAACTGGCCAAATTCTCTCGCACCACTCAGCGCACAGTCAAACTCAAAAACGGCACCAAGAAAAAACGCAAAGTTCGCAGCAAAGTAGATTCAGATTGGCAACACTACTATGGCAGCTCACCAGAACTGTCAAAAGACGTAGAACTGTTAGGCAAAGATCAGTTTCGCAGAGAAATTTTATACTATTGTAAAAGCAAATCAGAATGCAGTTACATCGAAGCCAGAGAACAATTTTCCCGACGTGTGCTTGAAAGCACTGACTACTACAATGGTCATATTCAAGTTCGCGTTCACGGCAGCCACATA